GAACCCACAGAACAGGGGCTTTGAGTTTTTGCGCAGGTAGTTACCGTTGCGGCTGACGCTCCACTCCATTTCATAAACAATCTTGCTGGTATCCTCCCAAATAGGAGTCGGACGGTACATGTAGACGGCTGGGATTTTCCCGACCTTGGTAATATCGTCCTGCTCCAGCAGCTCCCAGCCTCCTGAGCCGTTGTCAGTCCACTTGTAGTGAGCCTCGGCAGTATAGCAATCGAAGAAGCTCACGGTCTTGGCCGCTACCTTGCGACGGTAGCTGATCGAGAGGGCTATCATATCGCCGTACTCGTCGAACAAGGGATAGAGGGTGTCACCCAGCATCGGGGAGAAGTTCTTGCAGCGCATTTTGATGTTGCTGTCGGAGCCGTAGACGTTATTCTTCTGCTCCACTCCGTACCACAGCGTCATAACCTCACAGCCAGCGAACAGCATTACCAGTCGCTCGTTGTTCACGCTGTCGATACGGTTGCGCTGGTACACCTTTTCGAGGTACTTTGCTACCTCCTTCTGCTTGTCATTCTCAGGCGAGCAGACACGCTTCACGGGTATGCCGCAACACAGCTCCGACATACGCTTCACGGCAAGCTGCTGGAGGTTGTAGGTGATGCGGGTTACATAGTCAATGGTGCCGTCCTCCTCCACAACGTCGGGATAGAGGGCTTTACTCATTACTGGGTGCTTCTTCGGGTCGTACTCAGTAACAAGTCCCTTGCGGCTACCGCAACTGCCCCAAGCGGGCACGATGATTGATTTCTCTTGGAGGTCTGCGATGATCTCCGTTGCTGGGCGTTTATCCAGCTGAATGATGTCTTTGATAGATGGCATGATTGTATTGATTTTAGAGAGTTGATGATTAGTACACTTTCTTTGCCGTCCGTGCCTTGTCGATAGGCTTGAACGGGTTGCTGATATGGTAGTCAATAGCGTAGCCTAAAACGTCTACAAACTCGTCGTGAGGCTTGGCAGGGAAGCCGCACACCTCATCCTCGAAAGCCTCGTTCCAGGCTCCTTCTACGAGTATCACACGCCCAGCCTCAATGGTCGGGGAAGCAGCGTAGAGACGGGTTTCCTTGCTGTCCTTCGGGGAAGGTGTGCGCACAACGTTCAGGCCGCTGGTCTCTTTGAGCTGGTCTACTACTGAGATACCGTTGGCCTTCGGCTCGATGCGAATGGTGGAATGGTTCGTATAGCCATGCCCCTTGACGTAGGAGGGAATGAAGCGGATGAGGTCAGGGAATTTCAGCAGCACTTTGTGGGCGTGAGTAACATAGAGGTCGTTGCCTATCTTGCAAGTCGCTATGATGCCTGAGGGGTCGTTGTCCGTCTTGTCAGTATAGGCGGTGTCGAGGAAGAACACTATCGGCTCGCCGTCATAGATACGGTTGAAGTCCGCTACCTTGATGTGCTTGAACCACTCGCGCTTGATGATGTTACCACCAGCTATCGTAGGCCGCTGCTGGTACAAGGCGGCAAAGGTTCGTGGACTGCGCTTCTCCACGTCAAGGAGGCGTGACAGCGAGTGCCTGTCCTCCCAAAGAGCCTCGCCTATCTGACGCGGGTCTTCGGCAAAGTTCATGTCCTCCCTGATAGCAGGAATACTTACCACCGTCCATTTCTCAGGCTCCTTCTCAAGCAGCCTTCCCGCAAGGTCATCTTCATGCCAGCGGGTCATAATGAGTATCTGTTTGGAGTTGTTGTGCAGACGGGTTAGGAATACGTCGGTGTACCAGTCCCAAATGCGGTCACGATAGGTCTGAGAGCCAGCTTCGAGAGCGTCCTTCACGGGGTCGTCGATAATACCGAGGTCTGCAGGAGTACCCGTCAGGGAACCGCCTACACCGACGGCCTTGTAGAAGCCTCCGAAGCCTACCGTCTCGAACATATCCACCTTGCGCACCCAGCCACGGTTCTTGTCGGTAGTGACACGCTGGTTGTTCAGGTAGGTGTTGGGGAACACCTCGCCATACTCGCTGCTGTCGATAGTACGCTGAATTGAGCGGCTGAACTGCTCCGCAAGGTCGGCTGAGTAAGAGCTGCCAACGATTTTCAGGAGCGGGTTGACACCCAACGCCCAAGCAGGGAACTTGCGGCTGACTATCTCGCTCTTGCCGTGCTGAGGTGGCACAAAGAGCATGAGGCGGTCGGTGCCAAGAGTGCCCTCCAAGAGACGCTGACACCTATCGGCAATGAGGGTGTGGAACCACTGACGCTCATAGGAGGGCGTAGTGTAGTCAAGGAACACAGGAAAGCGCATTCGTGCGTCTCTCTTGTGCAGCTCTCGTTCCAGTTCAAGTAGTCTCATAGCCGTGCTGTAGTCCATAGCCGTTTATTTGCTTCTGCTTGCGCGAATGCGTTCTATCTCCTTCTTGATCTCCTCCTCGGACATTTTCTCAGCGGGAATAAGCGGTGTGCCGTCCTTACCCGTCACCTCCGTCTTAGTGGCGGCATACAGGCCAAGGAGCTTTCTACGCTCGGCAAGCTGCTGGCGTATCTCAGCTATATAGGCTGGGTTGCCCAAGCCCACGACGTTCTCCGTGCGGTTCTTGCGGGCGACGGTGACAATCTCCTGACCGCCTCCCTGCTGCTCGCCCTCGTTGTCAGGGTTCGGGTTGGGCTTTCCTATGCGCTCGTTGCGCTCCCTGATGTAGTCCTCCTTGGATTTATCCCACTGCTCCCAAAGCTCGCTGACGGCATCGTCAATGCGCTCCAATTCCAGCTGTAGGCGTTGGTCTACGTCGTTGATACGGGCTGCTCGCCATTCCTCCAGCAGCTCGTTTATATCGTTCCAAACGGTGCGGGTAGAGCAGGTAGTCTGTAGGCGTGTGCGCACCTCCTCGGCTATCTTCGCTATGCTCCAGCCTCGTTTGTAGAGAGGAGCTTCAATCTCCTTGCGCCCCTCCTTCAAGTGGTTGCGTTTTGATGTGTTACTCATATAGTCCTTGCTTGATTGTACGTGTAGATGATATTCCCGTTAGCGTCCTTGCCTGAGGGCTGCATAACGCCCTCGAACATCTTGTAGGGTGACTGCCCTGCCTGAGGATTGTTCCACAGCCAGCGCATGTACTCAGCCATAGACATGCCCCAAAACTGAGCACGTTTCTCGGAGCTGTTAGCGTTGAAGCCTACGGCACGCCCCCAGTCGTACTGGTGGAGCTGCTCAATGTCAGGTTTGATTTCATCCCACGTCACCACTCCGTTTTTCTTGCAGATCTGCAGGGCTTCGCAGAACTGCCCGTGCGAATAGTTCCATGTGGGAGGCAGTCCGCAGCAGCTACCGTTGTGGCACAGCTCCTTGAAATGAGCGTCCGAGACGTAGAAGCGCATACCCAGCTCGTCGCACAGGTTCTTCATGTTCTCGATGAAAGGCCGCTTGACCTTCCTGTTAAGGCGCAGGTAGCCCTGAGCGTAGGAGTACTTGCGGTAGAAGGCCATGAGGTCGAAGCCGCAAAGCTCTGAGAGCTTCGGCATGTACTCCTTTAGCGTCTGTGACCGCTGCTCGACGCAGAAGAACTCAGTAGAGAGGGCTGTTGCGCCTCGGCTGCTGGCCTCCCGTATCAGGTCGAGGTATGAAGGAGTAGAAACGCCTACGATGAAAGGTCTCAGGCGCAAGGTAGCACCGCCAGCGTCGGCCTTGGCTATGCGCTCGATGGCCTCCAGTCGTTGCATAGGAGAGGGCACACCCTTCTCAATGATGCGGGCTTTCTCCTCGTCGAGGGTGATAATGGAGAACTTGAAGTTCCAGTTTTTCTGCCCCTCTACGAGGCTCATGTAACGCTCATCCTGAGTCCACCACGTCGCCTTGGTTGAGAAGCACAGCGGGTAGTCTATCTCCTTGAAGAAGCGCAGCAGCTCCAGCGTTTTTCCGTACTTGCGCTCGAAGCCGTCGAACTGGTCAGAGAGGCCACCCCACTGCATAACGCGACGCTGCTTGATGTACTCAGCGAACTGGCCAGCGTACTTGTCAGGCTCCGAAAACATCTTCTTGATTTTCTCGACGTTGACAGGGTTCACCTCCTTGGCGAGGGAGTGTTCCTTTGCGCCTCCAATACCACGCTGGTACTGGCTAAAACAATACATACACCCGAAAGCACAGTTGCTGTAGGTGTCAAAGGTCATTGGCATGGAGCAGTCGGCTATCTCCGCGCTCCACCTTGGGGATTGATAGTATGCCATAAAGTCGTTATTTGAAAGTAAGTTCCATTACATAGTCGTTGTCCTTCAAGCCGACTATCTGCGCTCCCTGATGAAGCCAGAAGTCCTGAGCTGGTTCGTCTATGGGTGTGCGGAAGGTGAGCTTGAAGATACCGTCCTTCTTCATCCGTTGCAGGAGCCTGTAGAGGAGCTGCTTACCAAGCCCCTTACCCTTGTGCTCGTTGCGCACGGCTATCTCGATCAGGCGGGCGTGAGCCTTGGCCTTGGTAGCGAAGAAGAAGCCCTGTTCGCCGTAGCACTCGCAGTAGATTTTCTCTGCTGGGAGGCAGTGCTGCATATAGTCGATGTAGGAGTAGCTTTTCTTTGACACGGGGCTGTCGCAGTTGCAGCATACGTCCTTGATTACCTGTTTGTCGTAACCTTTCCACATAGTTCGTCGATTTTGTTGAATACCTGTAATGCAATATCAGGAGTAGCCACCTTGGATGTGTCGAAAGAGAGTACTGGAACACCTATTGAAGCCCACTTCTTGGCGGCTACTGCCGTCGCCTGTTGCTTCTTCCACACAGCGTCGTTGACGATACCCGTCTGAGAGCGAGCCAGCAGCCGACGGTTTATCTCGGCCACGGGAGCGTATAGGAACACCACCAGCTGCCTGTCAGCGGCAAAAGCAGCGTTCAAGAGGTTCAGCCCAAAGGTGTGAAGGTACATTCCCTCGCAGATCACTACCTCACGCTCCTGCAGGCCAGCCCTCACGACTTCTTCAAGGCACTTGGTCTGATTGAAGCCGTCCACGCCTCCATACTTCTTCGTCATGTCGTACTTGCCAGCGAAGCACACACGCGGGTCGTTGCAGTACGTCAGAATACGGTCTGTACGTTCGATACCACCGTAGCGGGTTATCAGCTCCTTTGCCAGCGAGGACTTCCCGACGGCATTAGTGCCTGTTATCAGTACGCACGTCTTACTCATTTCGTCAGCTGGTATATCAGGGTCGCATACTTGGAGTGAGCCGCCTCCTCCA